AGGATTGTGTACGTGTTCGTATTGTGATCGCACTTCCGGCGTTTGTTTGCGTAGCACCAAGCTCCGACGATGACAGATCGTGATGTCACTTGAATCACCCGACCGAATACTGTGAATTTCTCAGCTTTGGAAACCTTTGGTGACTCAACATGATCTAAGAAAGTCACGGCAACGATGTCGTTTGATTTCATTTCAAATCCTTTGCAAGCTTCTCAGGCATTGGCTCAAAGTATGCAGTGTGTCCGTCTACCACTACTGCGCATCCCAGCACGCTTTTTGCGTTGTACTTTCTTCCGTATTCAAAGTGAAGCGACTTGTCATTGACGCCGCATCCAGTCTGGCATCCGAATATGCGATGCTTTGTGTTTGCGAGATATTCGACACCTCCTTGCTGATGAAGATGCCCTTGGACTACAGAGCAGTGTTCAGCACTCGCGTTGCTGAGGGCAGCCATCCGACCGCCCTTTCCTTTGTCCCCATGCCTGTAAAGAACGCCTTCCACCTTGAGATCTGTGTACCGAGGGTGAACTTTCCATGGGACTTTCCAGATCTGCCCTGGCTTTCTTAGGTAATCGTGAGGTAGTCCAACTTCGTCAGCCCACCGCCACGGAAGAATATCATGGTTTCCTAAGAGCCAGTCAGCTTTTGGAAACAGCTTTACAAGTTTGTCAATCTGCTTCTGCGCTTTCTCTTTCTCAGCAACTGGGTTCTTCAGGCTTGGTTTCTTGCTGTGGAAATTAAGGGCTAGGTTGTCAATCAAATCTCCGATACAGACAACCCTTTCGCACTGCCACTGGGAGTGAATCTCAGCCAGCCACTCAGGGAACCGAGGGTGCATTGCCGGACAATGAAGGTCGGGCATCACAAGAACTCTCACAATAGCCTCCATGGTTTGTGTTAGTCGGAATCCTGCTCTCCAAGAAAGTCAAGGGTCCATGCTATCGACGACATTCGGCGATTGCCAACTTTCCTTGTCTTTAGCTTTATACGCCCATTATTAGTGGAGACGCCAAGCAAGTACCAGTTTCGCACAGTGCTTCTCGGCACATCGACGATTCCTCTTTTTCTTAACTCCGCCCTTAGATCAGTGAGAGGCATTAACGCCTTTGTCTCAAGCGGCTTCTCTTTTGTCATCAAAAAAACTACCCCCGTAGCTGTGTATTTCCGTACAAGTCTGGCCGATGGCGCGAAACAAGCTTGATGTGGAATCCCTTATGTAGATCATTCAAGAGATTAAGTATTTTTTCCAAACGTATGGATGAAGAAGATGACCGACGAAAACCTGAGCGCAGAAGAGCAAGATGCTCTCCAGTCTGCGGAGCAAGAGCTGGAAGCTCAGGATCAGCCGGAAGTTGAACAAGCAGATGATGGTGCCTCCCCGTCACCATCGCTGCAAAACGGTGACGGTGGCATGGAGGCCGCCGATACCGGAGCCAACTGGCAAAGCACTTTGCAAGAAGCTGGTTTCCAAACATTTGATGATGTGGATAATGCGGTTTCAGCGCTTGTTGAATCTAATCGCCAGCGCGATAGCCAGATCCAACAATACGCCGACCAGCTTCAATTCTATCAAGAGCAGCTCCGAACCCGCGACACAAACCAGCAACCGACTGCTCGCCAAGAGCCAGTTAGCCCCACGCCATCCGACCCTCTTTCGCAGATCGCCGAAGAATGGCAAGACCCAGCTTGGGCTAATCAGTACATCGAAGTGGATGAAGAAGGCAATCGCGTCATATCTGACGGAGTTGATGACGAGACTCGCGGCAAAATTCTGGGCATAGACAAAAGCCTTCGCAAGTGGCAGGAGGTTCTGCAAGACCCGCGAGCTTTCGCGTCTGCGATTGACCAGCGTGTTGAGGCGATGATCCAAGAAAGGTTCGAGTCAAGCTACGAGCAGAAGCAAACACAAGCTGTTGAGAACGAAAGAATCGACAGTTTTGTTTCACAGAACGCTGACTGGCTCTACGAGAAAGATCCAGCAACAGGCCGCTACCTTCAGGACCGGGTGACTGGAGACTACATCTATTCAGGCCATGGCCAGCAATTCCTTGGTCACATGAATGCCGTCAAGAGCGACGGAGTTGATTCTGTCTCCAGGCAGATTCAGTACGCACAAATGGCTATGGGGATGGGGACGGGCGGTTCAAGTACCAGCGGTACCCAGTCACAGCCAGCGCAAAGCCATGCAGATGTTGCGCAACAGCAAAGACAGGCGATGCGCGGAAGAGCGAACAATAAAAGCACAAGACAGACAAGCTTCAACGGCGTGTCTGCCGAGTCGGGCGGTGATCCAACTGGCCGACAACAAATGAGTTTCGGTGAAGAAACACTCGCTGCAATGAAGGTAGGCGAGTGAGGATGTTACTAAGTTCCACATTGTAAGGAGGCGATACCATGCCAAATAGTGGGTTCCAGAACTTCGATCGTTTCGCATGGGCGCGGTCCCTGCATACCACCATGCCCAAGCTATTGCGTGAGGTGGAAGATGCTGCGAAGAAGAATTACCAAGTGATGGCTCTTCTTGAGTCAGCAGGTCGAATCAGCACCAATCATGGTGGTGAGGGTATCCAATGGCCGGTTCGGTACAAGATGCACCGAGCAGTAGGAGCTACAGGCGAGAACGCCCGAAGCTTCACTCCCAGCGCGAATTTTAAGCACGCTGCTATTGACTATCGAGGCTATGAAGTCACCGATAGCATTAAGCGCCGCGAGATGGAAAAGAACAAAGGTGATGCAGCCGTCATCAAAGTTCTTGACAACTTCGCTGAGCGTCTCAAGGAATCGTTGATCCACGAGTTGGGTCCACAATTCTTTATCGACGGAAATGACCCCGAGAACGAGCGCTTTTGGCATGGCTTCAAAACGCTTTCTCGTACTGCTGGTCAGACTATCAAAGCTGACGGTAGCGGAACGCAGGATGCAACAGGTGGCGTAAATGCTGACAAGGCATTTGCTCCTTCTGACAGTTATGCAAACCTGTCTTGTGTCTTGGGCAACTATGGTGGCTCACAGCACGACTCAAGCTTGCCATGGCCTGAAGGAACCCAAGACAGTCAGTACGACTTCTGGACTCCACTGATTGTTCAACGTGACTCGACTGCATTCTCTGGCAGCGGTGGAGCGCAGTTCGAGAAGGCTTTGCGATACGGCATTACCCATGCCACTCGCAACAGCACGATCGACGGACAGATCACAAATGTCTTTATGGATCGCAGCTTGTTGATTGACCTCAAGGACCACAACGACGGTCGCCAAACGATCGAAGTTAAGCAGTCTCCTGATTCGTTAATCAGCCTTGGCTTCCGCAATGTGTTTAGATTCGATGGTATCGAATTGTCGGCAGAAAATTCCGTTCCTGCTGGTTATGCCTTCGGTATTAACCTTGCTTGCATGGAGCTTCTGTCTTTGACTCCGAACCTGTTCGAGGATGAGGGTGGACCACAGTACGACATCAACACTCAGTCGATGAACGCTGTTGTTAGCACCTTGTCCAACATCAAGTACAAGAGTCCTCGTAACTTCGTCGTGTGGAAGCCTAACAGCGAACACACCTCCTGATATTTTTCACCCTCCTTTTTAGGAATTTCAACATGCAAGATACAGTTGCAAGTTTTGGACTCGGTGAGAGTATCACCGGAAAAAACGACGACAACGTGCTTATCAATACAGCGCTGGTTGGTCGCGAGTACACGTTCCCAGTCACCGAGGACGTTGCGAAGGCTCTACAGATGAGCAATCGTGTAATTGGTCGGCGGGTAACAGCGAGAGTTATGCGTAACACCACCAGCGGTGCCTTAGCTGCTGGCGAGATTGTTACGGTTTCGCTGAGCGGTGGTCATGCAGGCCTTGGCGATGCTGCGGCAAAGTCAAGTGCAGGCGATCGGTGCTGTGTTGTCGTGGACCCCGCCTTAGGCGCAAGCACTGTTGCTGACGACGACCTGTTCTATGGAATCGTCAAAGGGCCAACCAAGGTAAAGCAGCCCTCAACGGCAGCAGACCTCGATGGCGGTGACGTAATCAAGGCAGGCGCTTCTGGCCGATTGGCTGAAGCGGCGCTTGGTGCCGATCACGGCTTGGTCCTTGGAACTGTCGTTAAAGACAACCAAGTTGACGATGCGCTTGTCGAGGTTGAGCTGAACCCTGAATGGGTTGGCTAAACAACCAAGCGGTCAGGAAAGCATCACAGCGGATGAGCCGCCTCAACGGTTCATCCGCTTTTTTTATGCAAACAAAATGGTAAGCAATAGACAGCCAGCCGAAGATCCGATTGAGGCGGTGAAAAACGCCAAAGGGGTCAAGTTCTGCACTAGCTGCGGAGCGCGTCTGGCTCTAAGTGAGTTCCATAAAGACGAGACAAAAGAAGACGGACACAGGGATACCTGCAAGGAATGCAGAAAAAAACACAATGAAAAACGCAAGCAGGATCGCCTGGACACGCAGTTAGCTCAGCTTGAAAAAGAAGGGCTTGAGACGCTCGCAACACTTGGGTCTGGTGGCAGCTACGACCCTCACATCAACGAAGTGTTCGAGGCAATGCTTAGGCCGTTCGGAGGGGTAAATGGTTGGGCAAAACACTTGTGGGCAACTTACTTGTCATGCGACCCCGGCAGCCAGAAGCGAGTTAAGATTCACGACATGATGATGCAGCTCGCAGGCAAGGTCACATCACTGGGGCTTGCCGAGAGGCAGCTCGAAATGATGGAAGAGCGAGACCTTCTCAACGTGATGCGTCAGCACTTGGTTGAGTACCAAGAAAGCAATCAACTGTCTTCAACTGCCGTGCCAACGCTAGAGGGAGAAGTAGTTGAACTAAAGGAGGATATTGATGCACCCTCCGAATAACCAAGTCGAGATGAGTAGCTATTCCAAGAAGAAAGCTCTCAAGATCGCCAATGAGATTGCAAGACGACGAATAGCAGCGCTAAACCTTTACGTCCCTCAGCCGACACAGGATGAGTTCCACCGATGCAATGCTCCCGAAGCAATGCTCATGGGAGGCAACAGAGGCGGTAAGTCGCTTGCAGCATTTGTTGAAGTTGCAAGGGCCGTACAGGGGAAAGATCCACACGGCAAGTATCCAGTCAAAGACTCAGTGTGCGGCATCGTGGGTTTCAAGGCCTGGCATATCGGAAATGTAATCTATCCCTACCTGTTCAAAGCGGGTGCGTTCAAGATTATTCGCGACGAGGAAACCGGGGAGTGGAGGGTCTTTCGGCCATGGGTTCCGCAGGATCAGAAGCGAAAGAGTGAAGCAAAGCCCGCTCCTCCGCTGATACCGCCACGCATGATCGAGAAGATCGTTTGGCAGGACAGAGCCAAGAACATCTTCTCGAATGTCCACCTCAAGAACGGGTGGGAAATCAAAGCGTTCTCAAGTCGCGCACGGCCAGAGCAAGGCTGGAACGCATCACTTTTATTATTCGATGAGGATATTTTAGATCCATCATGGTACGAGGAAGCGGCAGGTCGCTTAATCGACAGAGCGGGGCGCCTTATCTGGTCAGCTTTGCCGCACATGGAAAACGATGCCATGCAACGGTTTGTTGAGCGAGGTGAATCTCAGCAAGAAGAGTTTGAAAGAGGCGGGCCTGAGCCTACCACCAAGGTGTTTCGCATCACCATGGAAAGCAACCCGTACCTTCCAGAAGCTGCAAAGAAAGCAGCCATTGCTGGATGGAAGTCCATGGGCGAAGACGTTTACCGAAAACGCGCCCTTGGTGAAATGATGACCGACACGGTTCTGATGTACCCGAACTGGAATCGTGGTGTTCACGACGTTTACAAGTACAGAGACCAGCTCTCAGAAGTAGAGACATACGCAAAAAACGGCAAGGTTCCTGAGAACTGGTGCAAAAGACTGGCAGTGGACCCCGGTCACGACACAGGAGCGGCGGTTCTTATAGCGACCCCACCTTCTGAAAAGTTTCATGTCGTGTATGGGGAAATATACATACGTCAATGCACATCTCGGCTTATGGCTCAGGGGCTAGACAGGGTTAGCAGCAGCACATGGTTCCAGACATTTATCATTGACGCGCACGGGGGAAACCTGACCTCAATCGACACTGGAATAGCGCCACGGGAAGCATACGAAAGAGAGATGCAGGAGCTTGATGTTAGCTGTGTCGAGACCAGGCATCGGTTTATACCCGGATGCTCAGTCATTGCGTACAGAGAAGAAATCCTGAGAAGCATGCTGTCCATCGACGGGACCGGAGCGCCAAGACTTTTGGTTGACTTTGAGGCATGCCCAAATCTTGACCGTGAAATGAAAAGGTTCCGCAAGAAGAGAGCCAACGGAATGGTTACAGATACAGGCAACCGGAGAGCGAACACTCATGCCATTGAATGCCTGGAGTATCTGGCTGCATACCTACAGGACGCAACAAAGAAATACATCAAGCCGAAAGGCCAGAGAATAAAGCTAACTGCCGGGCAGAGGCGCGTGCGAGCTTTCCATAAACGAAAGCAACAAAGGCAAGAGGCCCAGAACCCGTTTGGGGTTTCCCAAACAATCATTCTAGGACCAGAAGGAACGTACAATGGCTAAGAAAAGAACCGCCTCCACCAGAACGCAAAAGCCCGTAACCCCAGAGCCAGCAAAGGAAGTACCAGCGGTACTGAATGAACCGGCGACTGAGCCTGAGGCGTGGTCTATGCCCATGCCAAGCCGTGGGCAGCCAGTTGTCTTTTACTACAGATGCACAGTGTCAGAAAAGAATGCTGACATTGGGTTTGTCGCGACTGTGGGGAAGACATCTATTGGCATCTCGTATCGAAATCAAGGGTACGACGAGTGCTACCACAAGGATGACCCACGACTGACGGCTAACCCTGAACTGAAAAATGACATCGGGGGTGTTTGGGACTTTACGAAAGAAAAGCTACAAAATGATGCGCGTCTTTCGGCGATTGAAAATAGACTCGATAACCTCGAAGGCTAGGAAGCACAATGGACGAGTACGAGAAGCAGACAAAGCCTAGAAGCTACCCCTTGCAGCCAATCGTAGATCGCTGGAAGAAGTGCTTCGATGCCGCAAGAAAAGACAGAAAAAAGAAGTTTGACCAGTACGCTGATGAAGCTATGGCCTTCTTCGATGGGCCACTGAATCACATGTGGTCGTCGTTAAGGTCATCCCAGAAAGGCGGAGGACATGATGGATTCTTAGCCAAAGACGTACAGATGCCTCAGTTTGAGATGTCTGTAAACAGGCTGTTTGAAGCGGTCGCCATCTTTGGGCCAGTGCTATATCACCAAAACCCAATCATCGCGGTCACGCCTAGATCGAACCCGGACATCTCGATTGAGACGTTCTACGCAGGGAATATTCAGGCGCTTCAAATCCTCAACATGGGTCCGGCGATAGAGCAGGGTATAGCTCAAGATCCGCAGATCGTTCAGATGTACCAAAATCTGATTCAGCAATACCAGCAATCTGTAGACACAGAGAAGAAAGCCTCTGTCATTGACTCAGATCACGCCCGGATACTTGAGGCTGTCAGCAACTACATTCAGCAAGAGGGAAGCAAACAGGACGAGGCAAGACTCGCAATCACTGAGGCAATCATTACAGGCATGGGCCTTCTTGAAGTCAAGGTTGAGCAGCCCCCTGCTGGCGGGCCAAAACTTGCTCGAAGTAGGTTCCGAAGCAACAAAGACCTTCTCGTTGACCCTGATGCCAAGTATTGGAGAGATGTGACTTGGATAGCTCTAAGGAGCTGCGAGCCTGCCAATAAAGTCGAAGAGAAGTTTGGTCTGCCAAAGGGAAGCCTAAAGGGGAAGTATGCACGGATGACAGCATCAAATGATGCGCGAGGCCGAAAGAGGAATGGCGACGGAAGTTATGCAGGGCTAACTCACGACCTTGTGGAATACTGGGAGGTCTACAGTAAGAACGGTGCAGGCCAGAACCTCAAGATGGCAGAAAAGGACAAGCGAGTAAAAGGACTCGACGCCCTTGGTGACTTTGTTTACCTAGCCATCTGCGAGCAGTGTCCATACCCTTTGAACCTTGCACCGGGAGTGCTGGAAACACAAGACATGGATCTGATCCTTGAGCAAGCCTCTTGGGAGGTCCCGTTCTGGGATGACCATATGTCAGACGGTGGCTGGCCGATTTGTAGGCTTAGCTTTTACCAGAAGCCGGGAGAGGTCTACCCGATCTCGATGGTCAAGCCGTGTATAGGCGAGCTTAAATTCGTCAACTGGTGCATGAGTTTCATTGCCGACAAGGTTGCTTCAGGCTCAAAGATATATGTCGGAATGCTGAAAGAAGCCGGGGAAAATATCCGCGCTCAGCTAACGAGCGGAAAGGGTCCGTTTTCAGTTATCGAGCTTGAAAGGATAAGCGGCAGGAACATCAATGACATGATTAGCTTCCTGCGTGCGCCTGACTTTAGCATGGACATCTGGAACATGGTCGCCCAGGTGAACGCTTCGATCGACAAGCGCCTCGGCCTGACGGAGCTGATGTACGGCCAGTCCTCTCGCCAGATGCGAAGCGCGGCTGAGGCTCAGTACAGAAACCAGAGCATTAACGTAAGGCCGGATGACATGGCAAGCAGAGTGGAGGACTGGCTCAGTCTTTCCGCCACGCGAGAGATCCAAGCCATGCGGTTTATAGCTGAATACGAAGACCTTGTTTCAGTCATAGGGTCAACGGCAGCAAGGGTCTTTGAAGAACAGATCCTCACTGGAGAAGTTTCGAGAGTCACGCGAGACTTCCGCTATCGAGTAGAGGCCGGCACAGCGAGAAAGCCAAACAAGGACACGCAGATAGCTCAGCTCACGGATGTCGGTCAGTACATACTTCCGGTAATCCAACAGGCAATGATGTCAGGCGTTACTAGGCCGTACAACGCATACATGAAGGCCTTGGGAAGGGCCATGGACATTGACATTGATAATTTCTTGCTTGGTGATGCGGAGCAGCAGATGCTTCTGCAAATGAATGCGCCGCCACAGGCATATCCACAACCTGAGGGGGAGCAGCAATGAACGAGCAGAGGATCGCAAGTATAGAGGAAGAAATGGACCGCGCTGGGATAAGGCATATCTATGATTGTCTTATCAAGGACGGGCAAAGCCCAAACATGGCCGCAATGCTCGCCTCAATGAAGCCACCCGGGTCATGGAACACAGGCAAGGATTTCAGCAAGCGCGAGAACGACAGGATGCGATGCCTGGCTGACGACCAAAGGGAGGACATTGTTCGCGTTGCAAAGAGTGCAGGAATCAACACCCATGGAAAGACATACAACGGTCAGCTTGGGGGCTACAAAGATCCAATGGCTTGGGTCTCGGACACCGGAGATGTGAGAAAGGCGGCCATAGCCAAGGAGATGGACATTGACGGAATGGTGAAGGTCAACGCCTACAGGGGGCCAAAGAAGAAGGTTCGCCTGGCCGAAGATATTATCGACAGGCTGGAAGGTGACGCGAGAAAGAAAAATCGTAAGTTAGACGAATCCTGCAAGAAAAGCGATAATGCAAGAAAGGAGCTTAGGGGGAAGCTCGTTGATAAGCATGGAGCAAGAAAAAAGGACTGATATGCCAAGCGGAGACAAGGGTGCGTACAAGAGGAAAGCAAAACCGTCCGGCGGAAAGTCAAAGTCTAAAGTCAACGAGGCTGGGAATTACACAAAGCCCGGAATGAGGAAGCGGCTGTTCAATAAGATCAAGTCCGGCGGCAAGGGCGGAAAGCCCGGTCAGTGGTCAGCTAGGAAAGCACAGATGCTCGCGCTTGCATACAAGAAAGCGGGCGGAGGATACATGGACTGATGGCAAAGCTCGAAT